ACTTACATTTAATCTTGGACATGAAATGCGTGGTAATACAATAAAACCAAAGATGCGACCACGTATGAAACATACTGATTTTGTTAGACATGTTCGGAGAATGACAGATATAGTGTACAAAACAATCGGTAATCAATGTAAAGATTGTGGTGGAACAGGAAGAGTTAGACTACCTAGAAAAGATGGTTCACTTGGTAAAGCAAAGAGAATTTGTAAAACTTGTATGGGCAAAGGAGTAGTGTACACATCTACTGGTGAAGTGGCGGGATTTAAATTAATACCACGTACTGTTAGAGATACGGCATCAGCAGGGTTCAAGACAGATAAGACAACTCTCGAAGACAGACTATCTGAACTGGATGGTGATGCCCGTGAGTTTTGTTCGGCATATTCCAGATACAATGCGTTGCGAACATATCTATCGACTTTTGTTGAGGGTATGAAAAACAATGTAGATGATAATAATTTTATTCACCCAGAGTTTATGCAGTGTGTTACGGCTACTGGTCGTCTATCCAGTCGTAATCCAAACTTTCAAAACATGCCACGAGGTTCGACATTTGCCATACGTAAGGTTGTTGAAAGTAGGTTTGATGGTGGCTTTATACTTGAAGGGGATTATTCTCAGTTAGAGTTTAGAGTGGCAGGGTTTCTTGCAAAAGATTCTCAAGTTTACAAGGATGTTCTTGAGGGAACAGATGTACACAACTACACTGCGTCTATCATAGGTTGTAGCAGACAAGAAGCGAAAGCACATACATTTAAACCTCTTTACGGTGGGGTAAGTGGTACACGTAGTCAGCAACAATATTATCAAAGATTTAAAGAAAAGTATGAGCAAGTTAGTGAGTGGCACAAAGAACTTGAAAAACAAGCAGTAACAAACAAAGTAATTAAACTACCGTCTGGAAGAGAGTATGCTTTCCCTGATGCTAGATGGACAGAGTGGGGGTCTGCAACAAACAGAACGGCTATTTGTAATTATCCTGTTCAAGGTTTTGCAACTGCTGATTTACTACCAATCGCTTTAGTCAAATTGGACAAAGCCATGAGAAATATGAAATCAGTAATTTGTAACACAGTCCACGACTCGATTGTTATTGATGTCCATCCAGACGAAAAGAATCAATGTATCCAGATACTTAAAGACTCTATGTTATGTTTACCTAGTGAGACAAAACACAGATATGGAGTTGAGTATGACATGCCAGTTGGCATAGAATTAAAAATAGGTAAAAATTGGCTTGACTTATGTGAAGTTAATTTGTAGTCTCAAATTACATAAACCTTAATTATCTAGAAAAGGAATAAAACATGGATAATAATTTACAAACTATCGATACTGAAATGAATCAAATTGTTGATGCTTTCAGTTCAGATGATACCAAAGCTTTGATGGAAATGACTGGACAAGGTTCTACCAATAAAAGTGAAGGATTGTCACGAATAAATATTAACTATGACACTGAAACGGAAGATGGTGTTACTCTCACAAGAGGGGATTGGAAAGTATTTGTTAGCGGAGAATATCTCTACGCTAAAGAAGTATTTTTTAGACCTATTTTGCGTACATTTGAGTGGAGTCTATTTGATGCAGACGAGGGAGCTTTTTCTTGTAAGTCTGTTCAAAAACCTACTTTGGCAGGTGACTTCCCCGACACAGAGGGTGGAAGCAAGTGTGGTAGATTAAGTGCTAGTGATGAGGAAAAGCTGAAGGATGATGATCCCATGAGATTGAGGTCGAGGTCTGCAGTTTGTAACCAAGTTCTTTATGGCATGGTAAGTGGCACTTATAAAAAAGCTACAGGCGAAGAGGTGGTTCTTGAAAACCATCCAGTCGTTGCCTATTTTAAACGTTCAGGGTTTTTACCTATGAGCAACTTTATAAATAGCTTAACCAAACAGAAAAAGATTATGCAAAAGGTTTGGATTAAGTTGGCAACAAGCAAACAAAAGAAAGGTTCGGTTATTTTTTGGATTCCCGTACCTACCCTTTCTTCTGAGTGTGAGATAACTGATGATGATAAAGCACTTATGAAGAAATTTGCTGAAACTGTCAAAGCACATAATCAGACAATTATGGAGCAGTACAGACAGACGGCAAAATTGAAGTCTCCTGCAGAGGATGATAATTTAGCAGGTGACTTTGATAATGTTGCTAACGCTTAAAATCCAAGACTATATGGAACGAGCAAGTAGGGGGGAAGTCAGTATTCCCCCTGAAGCAACTAAAGACTTCGCTGATTCCTGTAGAGAGTCCGTTCTTACACAACTCAACAAATTAAAAGAATACAAGATACGAATGTCTGGATTGGGCAGACCAATCTGTCAGCAACTTCTTGAGAGTCAAGGTGTTGAACAAGAAACAGAATACAATCTTTTATTTAGATTTTTATTTGGAGATATTGTTGAAGCCATAGCCGTTCTTATTTTGGAACAGGCGGGGGTAGATATTGTTGCAAAACAAAAACCAGTTAAGTTAAACATAGATGGTGTAGAAGTTACAGGAACATTAGATTTAATTATACGAGATGAATTAGGACAAGAGAAAGTTTGGGATATAAAATCCGCTAGTGATTGGGCATTTAAATATAAATACACAGGCTACGGTGGGTACGATAAAATAAAAGAAGATGATCCTTTTGGTTATATTATGCAAGGACATTTGTATGGGGAAGCAACAGGTTTACCGTTTGGCGGGTGGATAGCTATCAATAAATCTAGTGGAGAGGTAGCAGTGGTTGAAGCACCCGAATGGCAAGATGAAGATAGAAAAGAATATTTACAAGATGCAAAAGAAAGAGTACAAATATTAAGACGACCAGATAAAGAGTTTATTGTTCCTTACAAAGATACGTTTGAGACATATAGACACAAAGGGGAAGATGTTAGAACTGGAAATAAGATGTTACCAAAACCATGTAATATGTGTGGGTTCAAAAAACATTGTTGGAAAAATGCAGAGTTGCACAACAAAGTTACATCCCGAGCAAAATATCCACCTCAAGCGTGGTATTCAAAATTAAAAAAGAAAGTAATATGATATGTCAATTATATACATGCACGATTACCACACAGAGTTTCTGGAACACAATGAGAATTTGTACCATGTTTATTTAGAATCCCATCGAGAGATGGGGGGTGGTAGAGATGTCGTTTTCTTACGTCAACATGAAAGAGGTATTCCCCTTACTCTTCGTGAAAACTTTTCAGAAAACGGCACTCTTACCTCTGCTACAGAACAAAGAGATATAATGAAAGTAGAAAATGAGTTTCAAGCAATTAGTCAAGCAATAAGTTATGGAAAGATAGTATGCCTACCAATGTACCCACTAACAAAAGAAATTATCACATTAGAAAAACAATCCCTAAAACTGGCAGGGTACATCAAAAAACGAATGGAATCATTAAACTTGCGGATGAGATTAAAGAAATGAAAAAATCAAAGTACAGGTCACAATTTGAATTAAAGTTGGCAAAAACATTAGCAGAAAATAAAATAAAGTTTGAATATGAATCAAAGAAGTTTCTTTACGTTCCTAAAGTAAGAACATACACACCAGACTTTTATTTACCAGATGTAAATATATTTATCGAAGCAAAAGGACATCTTGATAAAGCAGACAGAGTGAAGATGGTTCTTGTAAAAGAACAACACAAAGACTTGGATATTCGTTTTGTGTTTATGAACGCACGAAATAAAATATATAGAGGAAGTAGAACAACCTACGCTGATTGGTGTAATAGATACGATTTTCGTTGGGCAGAAAAAAAGATACCTGAGGAGTGGTTTAAAAATGGATGAAAAAGAATTAAAAAAGAAAATGAAAGAAATGAATTTACAAAAAGGTCATTACTATATTATACTTTCAGACCTTGATGAAGATAAATTTAATATGATTGCGTATGATACAACTGGGAATACTTATGATAGTGAGTCTGATCATACTGTGGGGTCTATCACTCACGAAGGATTAGTTGCATTACTTAAACATCGTGGTGATGATATTTTCAACGTAGGGATGGGGGAGTTGTCTATTAAATATGCAACCCAAAGATTGTTTGATGAAGTACACGATGATACTGGTAAAAAAATAGAATATAAAGATAATATAATTAAAGTTGACTTTGGGAGTGAACATTGATATGAAATACAGACAGATGATAAGAGATGAATACAGGAAAGTAGGCAAACAAATGAAAAACGGACAACTTGAACTTAATCTTCACAAAGACATGGAAGATATGGTAAACCACCCACCCCATTACAACACGGCAGGCATTGAAACAATAGATGCAATTAGGGCGGCCACGAATGAAGGTTTTGAATATTATGCTCAGGGAAACGTATTGAAGTATGTTTGGAGATATAGATATAAGAATGGGTCAGAGGATCTTGAGAAAGCACTGTGGTATTTAAAAGAAATGATTAAGACAGTAAAAAAATTAGAGGAGAGTGATAATGTCAATATCAAATAGCTTACCTACCTCTTATCAACAGTTTATACATAAATCACGTTATGCAAGATGGCTTGATGAAGAAAGTCGTAGAGAGAATTGGGATGAGACAGTAGACCGTTATGTTTCGTTTATGGAAAAATCTTTGAAGCAAAATCACAACTACAATATATCTAAAGCAGACAAAACAATAATTACAGAGTACATAACAAATCTATCTGTAATGCCATCGATGAGAGCATTGATGACGGCAGGTGAAGCTTTAGAACGGGATAACGTATGTGGTTACAATTGCAGTTATCTTCCTGTAGATAGTCCACGTTCATTTGATGAAGCGATGTACATACTTATGTGTGGCACGGGTGTAGGGTTTTCTGTAGAACGAGAAAACGTAGATAAATTACCCGTGATTAGTGAATGTATGCAAAAGTCTGATGTAGTTATTGTCGTAGATGATAGTAAAGTAGGTTGGGCAAAAGCTTATCGTGAGTTAGTTGCTTTGCTTTATTCAGGAATGATACCGAGTTGGGATGTGTCTAAGATACGACCTGCAGGTGCAAGACTTAAAGTTATGGGGGGTAGAGCATCAGGTGCAGACCCACTAGTTAATTTGTTTGAGTTTACTGTTCGTAAGTTTAGAAATGCAAAAGGTCGCAAACTTTACTGTGTTGAGTGTCACGATATTATGTGTAAAATTGGTGAGGTCGTTGTTGTTGGG